AATCCACCAATGAGGGTGTTGAACTGACCAGTTGTGACTGATTGACCTGCACTAGCTCCAACAGCCACGTTGTAAACATCTGTAGCTGTTGTAAAATTCTGTGTAAGTAATGCTCTTCTACCTATAGCTACAGAGAAACTACCTTTTGTATCTGTACTTAAAGCTAAATAGCCAACCGCTACGTTGTCATCTGCATCAGTTAAAGCATCGCCAGCTAGACCACCGACTAAGGTGTTCTCTACGCCTGTTGTGACTGCTGTTCCTGCATTATAACCAACTGCCACATTGTAAGCTAGACCGTCAGCGGGTTCAGAGGTAAATAATGCTCCAAAACCAACTGCTACCTGACCGTCACCGTCTATATTAGTAGCTAAAGCACCAGTACCTATTGCTGTGTTTTGTACTCCCGTTGTATTTGCTTTACCCACATCTTTGCCAACAAAAATATTAGAATTGCCAGAAGTTAATGCTTCTCCTGCATCTGTACCGATTACAACATTAGCATTGCCTGTCATAACTCCTACACCCACAGCACCTTTACCAATAACAACAGAATTACTTGATGTAGTTGCAGCATCAGCAGCACCCATACCTAAAATTACGTTAGCATCACCCGTAGTCAAAGCAGTACCTGCCTCATCGCCCACGACCACGTTGTAGTTACCGCCAGACTCAATACTGTTACCTGCGTTGACGCCAAGGCGTAGGTTGGATGTGCCAGAAGTTGCGGAGGAGTAATCGCCAGTTACGGCTACATCTCCAGTAACCGTCAGATCGTCATCAACCAACAAGTCCACCACGTTAAGCGTAGCAAACGCATCAACCATAACCGCTCCAGAACCACCACCGTTCGAGTAAACCGCTTTGGTCTGTCCCGCTGGGATTGTGATGTTGGCTCCAGAGCCTTGAGATATGATAATGTTCTGCGAACCAGAGGTTCCGTTCTCAATAAACCAAAGTTTGCTAACTGTGTTTGGACCAAGGGTAATTGTACAAGCAGAATCCAAAGTACCAGTGTACTTTAAAAAGATGGATCTGCCGGGGTCTGTTGCACCGTCTGCGATTGTGGTTGAGTGTGTGTCCGCGTTAGTTGTAATTGCCTCTGTGCCAAAAGCAAACGCTTCCGCAATTAATTCAAGGTTAGTATTGGTTGTATCGCCCCAAGTACCCGATTGTTCGCCAGAACCAATTTCTTCTAACCGAAGGTCATTTGTATATACACTTGCCATGTTATTATCCTATGCTACGCGCCCGTTCTCAATGTTTACCCAAGAGGGTGTTTGAGAAGGCACTATGTTTAAAAAGTTGGGGTCCTGATCCGGAACAATTTGACCCCAAGGTGGGTTTGTTAAAGTCCCGACTATACCCGATGCACTAAGTCCTGTTACGGTAACGTTGGCGTTACCAATTGTTGCTGTTGTAGCGCTGTTGACCGAGGCAGTCATCGTTACCATCGTATTGGTGGTAAAGAAACTTCCTAACGCTGATGTTCCCGCAACTCCGGTAACGGAGACATTTGCCTCCCCAACCACGGTAACTGCGCCAACTGCGCCTGTTCCTACTACTGCGCCTGCCTGCCCAAACGCGTCACCCTCAATGTTGGGAGCCGCACTGTTAACCGACGCCGTTGCCGTTACATTGTAGGCAACGTTGGTGTTCCAAGTTCCGGTGTTCCACCCTTGGAGGGAGCTATTCCACCCCTGAAAGGCTGCGACCGGATCGGCCATTAGGCTATCCGGATAATCGCGTTAGAAGCATCCGCTGTAGGAAACACAATGGTAAAGTCGCCAGAACTAGCCGCTTTATCCGCACCAAAATCTAGCACACAAACCGTTGGATCTCCCGAAGCCGCCTCGTTGTAAACCAAAGCGCCTCGCACTCCAGATATTGTTACGGTAGAAAAAACTTCATCCGCGAAGTCTGTAAACGCGGTAGTACTGCTAGAGGTAGGCGTCACACTGGTTAGAAAGTTTCCTTTAGCCGTGTAATTTGTTCCACTAATCTCGTTAGTAGAGGTATAAGCAGTTGTTGCAGCGGTAAACGTTGCACTGTTATCATACAAAGCAATTTTAAACTGATCGCTTGCTGCCGTAAAGTTATGCACACCCTTCAGCAGTTCTACTTTGAACGAAGTACATAGAAAGTTGCCGTTAAAAGCCATTTACATTTTCCTTATATATTCGGCCAACTTTTGCTGACCAGCATCTTTTATTGCATTATATACCGTAGTTCTGTCGCTTTGAATAGCCTGCATCATATAGACGGCAATGATCTTTTCCATTTCATTACGGTACGCAAGGGCCTGATCCCTTATTGCGGGGTGAGCGTTGTCTGAAATACCTATGATTTTATTTACGCAACGCTTCGCAGTTTCTTCTGGAGTAAAGCCACGGTTGTCCGTAGTCTCTACTTCCACCTTAAAGTCATTAGACATTTCAACGCCAAAAGACATATTATTCATTGTTTTTGCCTCACCACTGGTCCTGTTCGATACTCATCAGTAACTTCTTTGCTCTCGCCAAGTAACTTGAGACCCATGATAGCCTCAACAAAACGTTTTTCATACAAGACCTGCATGTCCTGTTCGCCCTTCATAAAGATGTACGCTTCCATTAAGCTTCCGTACAAAAGGGCTAGATCGGCGTTTTCACTTATCCAAGTTAAAGTAATGTCAGGAACTATTTTCTCTGAAGTTGTTCCGCTTGGAACATTGTTAATTACAGCAACGGCCCCGCTGGTGTTTCCCACCAAAGCTGTTCCAGAAGACGCTGTTCCTCTAGGGTAAGCGTCTGTAAGGCCCGCAGGAAAATTAGCGGTTAAGGTTGTGTTATCAGCCCCAGTAGTTCCTGTAACAATAAACGAAGAGTTTTCAGTAGAAGAAGTTGCACCCGCAGGCGTTGCAATAATAGTTTCTCCAGCGGAAAAAACAGTTGAGCCCGTGTAGGCAACCGAAAATGTTGTCTGACTTTTAGTCAGGCTGGTGGGACGGTAAAAGTAATGTATTTCAGCCGCATAACCACTGTCCGGAGTAGGACTTAAAATAAGGTTGTTCAAATCATACTGAGCATAATAACGAGGCGGACCCGTTACAGTAGCGTCTGGATTAAAAGACTGCACAAAGTTTGAGTCTTTAAAATCTAAAAATACTACGTTGCCAGAACTGTTAGTAAACGACAAAGCAAATGGTGCTAAAAAGTCGCTCGGAACTCCCAAAAACTTATTAGATGCGGACATTGCACCAGCGTCGTTCTTTTGAAACAAACTTAGTTGAACGTTCTTTAAAATACGTTCTTCTGTGTTTTTAATAAAAACAGGGAGATTACTTACAAACGTTGTTTCGTTGTTTTCAGTGTAATCAATTATTGCCTGTTTTAATGTAGTGTAAGTATAGCTCATGATATAACCACCGTAACATCTCCTACAAAACCAAAAACCCGTGTTGGTCTAGGCTGCGGTTCTTCTACTAAGGGAATCCCAACATAAACATCTAAATTTTCTTTTATATCAGGACGCGCATCTTTTAAAGCTTCAGGATCGTTTACTTTACGAAAGGGACCCAGTTGGGGCTGTTTAGCCTCAAACTCATCGCGACCAACAAGCAGGCCGTTCCACTCTTTACGCATGTCTCTATACCGATACCGGAAGCCGGATCGGTCAGAGATGGCATAAGAGTTTCGACCTGTTGCAAATTTGCTCATCAACCCACCCTGTAATAATCATATTTTGGAACAACGTTAAACGATGCCCGGTCACGATCTTCAGTCATAGCGCGTTCAAACTCTTCTTCATACATAGCTTTTAACATTTGAACACGATTAGGGGCTCGCTTTACTGCAATGTAATAAGCTAATCCTGCCGCTAAACATGGATAAAACCTAAACGGCATGTCCATAGTGTTTATAAAGGTATCTGCGTCATCCATGCGGGTAAGGGCGTTATAGTAAATAACGTCAGTGCTGTTCTCTGGAACAGGCCAAACTTTTAAACTAGGAGTAACTTGGCGATCTAAAAAGAATTGGTTTGGACGGCTTTCAGTGGTTTTGTTAGGAATACTAAGATAGTCATCTCGGCTCAACCTAGACAAAG